GAGTTGTTTAGCATCCTGAGCAAGACGTTCCCCCGTGACGAGTTGCGCCTGATTGATCTGACGTTGCGGATGTTCATCGATCCCGTCTTGGAAGTGGACGAGGATCTAATGCGCGATCACCTGCGCGATATCCAGCTAGCAAAGCAAGAGCTATTAGATAACACCAAGGCGGAGAAGGCCGAGCTATTATCTAATCCAAAATTCGCTGCGCTGCTCAAAGAGTTTGGTGTTATTCCTCCTACTAAGATAAGCCCAACCACAGGAAAAGAAACGCTCGCACTAGCTAAGAACGACGAAGAGTTCAAAGCACTAGCGGAGCACCCGGACGTACGAGTGCAAGCCCTAGTAGCCGCACGGCTAGGTACTAAATCTACGTTAGAAGAAACAAGGACCGAGCGGTTCCTAGAGATCAGCAGTCGAGGGGCGTTGCCGATTCCGCTACGGTACTACGCCGCACATACTGGGCGGTGGGGTGGGGATGACAAGATCAACATGCAGAATCTGCCGAGCCGGGGCGAGCATGGTGGCAAGATCAAGCGGGGCATCCTTGCGCCTGAAGGGTACGTGATGATCGACTCCGACTCTTCGCAGATCGAAGCGAGGACGTTGGCGTGGTTGTCCGGTCAGGATGATCTGTTAACTGCTTTTACTAATGGCGAGGACGTGTACAAAATCATGGCCTCCGCTATCTATAACAAGTCAGTCGAAGAGGTTACGAAGGCCGAGCGGTTCGTCGGTAAGACTACGATTCTTGGTGCAGGGTACGGCATGGGAGCCGCTAAGTTCCAAGCGGCACTCAAGACTACTGGCGTAGAGATCTCCTTGGACGAGGCGCGGCACATCATCAACGTGTATCGGGCTACTAACGACAAGATCGTAGCTCTATGGAGTCAGGCACAGGCCACGCTCAAGGGCATGATCAACGGTGAGGAAACTCAGCTAGGTCGAGAAGGGGTGCTTAGGGTGCTCAACACGTCCATCAAGTTACCTTCTGGCTTGATGATGAGATACGACGAGTTGAAGGTCGAGCCGGGAGAGAAGGGACCGTCCTTTATGTATCGCACCCGCAAGGGGTTCACATATATCTACGGCGGTAAGGTCATCGAGAACGTGTGCCAAGCTGTCGCAAGGTGTATAATTGGCGAGCAGATGTTGCGGATTGCTAAGAGATACCGTGTAGTCATGACAGTTCATGATGCTATCGCATGTATAGCACCCGAAGCAGAAGCACAAGAGGCTATGGCGTACGTCATGGAGTGTATGCGGTGGACACCCACGTGGGCAGAAGGTCTACCGCTAAATTGTGAGGTGGGATTTTCCCGTCGATATGGAGAGTGCTGAGTGAATCTTCCCCCGTGGTCCTTTAGTAGTATTAAGGCATACGAGCAGTGCCCTAGAAAGTTCTACCACCTCAAAGTAATAAAGGATCACGAGGAGCCGAAGACCGAGGCGATCCTGTATGGGTCTAGTTTTCACGAAGCGGCTGAACTCTATATCAGGGACGGCACACCCCTGCCTCCACAGTTTAACTATGCGAAGTCAGTACTAGACAACTTCAACCGGATGCCGGGGGAGAAGCTGTGTGAGTACGAGATGGGTTTGACCGAGGACTTGCAACCTTGCGGGTTCAAAGACCCAAACGTGTGGTGGCGGGGGATTGCCGACTTGATTATCCTTGACCGTGACAACGCAGAAGCAAAGGTGGTGGACTACAAGACCGGCAAGTCAACAAAGTATGCCGACAAGGGTCAGCTTGAGTTGATGGCATTGGCTATCTTCAAGCACTTCCCTGAGATCAAGAAGGTTAAGGGTGGTTTGTTATTTGTAATAGCTAATGCTTTTCTCAAAGACAACTACCACGTGGACCAACAAGATGTACGCTGGGGTAAATGGATTGCGGATCGCAAGCGAATGGCGGCATCATATGCCAACGATGTGTGGAACGCGAGGCCGAGTGGGCTGTGCCGTAACCACTGCGTAGTTTTATCTTGTCCTCACAATGGAAGGAACTAGTCATGCCTTACGTTAACAAGCCACGCCCCTACAAGAAAGAGTACACGCAACAGAAGGAGCGGGGCGAGCACCCGTTGCGGATGGAGCGCCAGAAGGCGCGGCGAATGTACGACGCCGAGGGGATTGACCGCAAAGGTAAGGACATCGACCACAAAGTTTTGTTAAGTAAAGGCGGTAGCAACGACAAAAGTAATCTGCGACTCACTACCCCGCACAAAAATCGTAGCCGAAACGGTAAGTAATGCAGATCGTCAGCAACAAACACTTATTACTACGGCTACGTGACCCAACGAAGGTCACGAGTCAGATACCGAAGAGCCAAGACATAGGGAACAATCAAGTGCTAGTTAACTGGGGGCTGAGTGAAGCCCGGGCTTTGCGCCAACTAAATATTCGTAACGTGCCTAGTCCCATCTTGGGACAGTACAAGTGGCCCGGAATGTACAAGCCGTTTGAACACCAAAAGACAACGGCATCATTTCTTACGCTAAACACAAAAGCCCTATGCTTGAACGAGCAAGGCACGGGCAAGACGGGTAGCGTCATCTGGGCGGCTGACTACTTGATGAACATCGGTCAGATCAAGCGCGTATTGGTGATCTGCCCCTTGTCTATTATGGACTCGGCATGGCGAGCCGATCTGTTTAAGTTTGCCATGCACCGTACGGTAGATATCGCATACGGTAGCGTAGCCAAGCGCAAGGCGATCATCAACGGTGACGCTGAGTTCGTCATCATCAACTACGATGGAGTCGAAACTGTCGAGCAGGAGATTGACAGGGGCGGGTTTGACCTGATCGTTGTCGATGAAGCCAACGCATACAAGAACACCTCCACTAAACGCTGGAAGTGTTTGAATCGGCTGGTTGATACTCGCACGTGGTTGTGGATGTTAACGGGTACACCTGCCGCACAATCTCCAACGGATGCGTATGGTCTGGCTAAACTAATCAACCCTAACGGTGTGCCACGCTTCGCGTCTTCATTCAAGGAGATGGTGCTCCTGAAGGTTTCGCAGTTCCGTTGGATACCCAAACCGGAAGCTACGACTATCGTGCATCGTGTACTGCAACCGGCAATCCGGTTCAATAAAGAAGATTGCCTCGATCTACCTGAGATGACCTACGTACGGCGGCAGGTCGAATTGACCGCGCAACAAAAGAAATACTATAAGTTATTGAAAGATAAGCTGATTGTTCAGGCTGGCGGTGAACAGATCACGGCAGTCAACGCGGCGGTAGCAATGTCTAAGTTGCTACAAGTAGCATGTGGTGCTGTCTACACCGACGACAGCGAGATCATCGAGTTTGATATCAAGCATCGTTACAACGTGCTCAAGGAAGTCATCGAGGAATCAAGCCAGAAGGTGCTGATCTTCGTGCCATTCAAGAGCGTGATCAACCTTATCTCTGACAAGCTAACTACAGATGGTGTGACTAGCGAGATCATCCGTGGTGACGTGCCTGTGAATCAGCGCACGGAAACCTTTAAGCGGTTCCAAGAAACACCACACCCAAAGGTTCTAATTATTCAACCCCAGTCAGCGGCACATGGGGTGACCCTAACAGCGGCAAACACCGTAGTATGGTGGGGGCCGACTGCCTCGCTCGAAACGTACGCCCAAGCTAATGCACGAGTCCATCGTGCAGGACAACGGCATCCCTCTACAGTTGTTCAGCTTGCTGGCGCACCTGTTGAGCACCACGTTTATAAGCTACTAGATAATAAAATAGACGTTCACGCAAAAATCATCGATTTATACGACGATCTGCTTGCGTAGCAACGCAAACCCTGCTAAACTACACTTCCCTTTTACCTGAAGGAGCTATCATGTCCCCCGAAGATGCCGTTGGAAAAGAAGTAGCGTTCTTTGCTTTCAGAACCTACAAAGAAACCTCAAAGATCCTCCACGACAAGTTTGGAGATGACTTTGGGCTTAACGAACAGATGTTTGCGCTCATGGCTACCATGACCGATTGCGCCGTGTACTGCGAAGTTCCAATCGATCACCTGATAAGTAATTTGAAGATGATGTACACGGCAAAACTTGCGGCTAACCAAATAGATTGTGAAGGGGCCGCAAATGACAACACCCACTGACCTTACGCCTGAGAAGTTAGTGCGTATCTACCTCAAGATGAAAGAGGCCCGCGAGAAGTTGGCTGCTGAATTTAGGGAGGCAGACGAGAAGATCAAGACCCAAGCCGACAAGGTGAAGCGGGTTCTCCTGCAACATTGCAAAGACCATAACGTCGAGTCCGTGAAGACGGCAGAAGGCATGTTCTATCGCACGACGCAGAAGACCTACTTCACTAATGACTGGGAGTCTATGGGCAAGTTCATCGTGGAACACGAGTGCCCTGAGCTTCTTGAGAAGCGCATCCACCAAAGTAACTTAAAGCAATTCTTGGAGGAAAACCCGGAGCTTCTGCCCCCCGGGCTGAACGCTATGACCGAATACTCAATCACCGTAAGGAGAAACAAACAGTGAGTTTGCAGTTAGTACCAATCGAAGACCTAGCAAGAACCCTAACCGTGTCGATTACGACTGTAAGGGCGTGGGTTCGCACAGGACTGATCCCGGGTGACCTTTACGTGAAGATCGGTAACACTTATCGATTTGACAAAGAGGCGATCATCAACCACTTCAAGCCGAAGAAGCCATTTATTGAAGTTGTTGCCCCACCGCCCCCGCTTGAAGCTGAACCTGAGATAAAACAGCTTGAGTTTGACTTTAATGCAATTGATGCAGTTCTTGTAATTGACGTTGACCAAAACCTTTGAGGTAACCATGAACGAACTATCCCTATTCGGAAACCGCCGCTCTTCTGCCCGTCTTGCTGATGTTGCTGACGCTCTTACTGAAAACGTAAATTCTGGTAACGTCAATCGTCGCCTGAGTCTTGAGGGCAACTTGTTCCGTGAGATCATCAACGGCAAGGAACTGCGGGTCAACGAGGAGCGTGCTACTAACGTAGTTATTATTAACGCCGCTCCGATCTCCAAGATGTACTTTGCCGAAGCGTATGTCAAAGGCAAACCATCGAAGCCCACTTGCTGGTCATCGGACTCCCAGACTCCCGATCAGGCAGTGCCGGACGATCAGAAGCAATCTGCTCGTTGTATGGATTGCCGCCAAGCAATCAAGGGTTCGGGTCAGAATGAAAGCAAAGCATGTAAGCCCCAACAGCGCATTGCTATTATTTTTGAAGGTGCAATTGAGAAACGTGAGGTCTATCAGTTGACTCTTCCGCCAACAAGTATTTTTGGTGATCCATCGGAGCATGGCGGCAAGATGCCCCTGCAAGCGTATGCCCGTCACCTGAAAGCTCACGGCGAAAAGGCAATTGGGATCGTGACCGAGATGCGGTTCGACAAGGATAGCTCCACGCCTAAGCTGGTGTTCAAGCCTGTACGTCCATTGGATGATGCCGAGTTGGATATTGCGTTGGAGTTGCGGGATGCTCCTGATACCCAGCGTTATATGAAGCTCAATGTATCGCAGATGGATAAGGTGATTCCTCCCCCAATGTTGCCCCCGCTGTTTGAGAAGTCCGAGGTGAAAGCGAAAGCCAAGCCAAAGGTTGAGGAAGCCGAGGAGATTGTCGAGGAACCGAAGAAGGTTGTTAGCAAGAAGACTAGCACCGCTCCCCAAGCGGAAGCTATTGATATGAGTGATATCGTAGGCGACTGGGACGGCTGATCGCGTAGTCTTCAGGCGGTGGCGGTTGGGGTATGCGTACCCTAGCCGCTATTTTTTTCTTCGTATGGGGCGAAGATGCAAGCGAAGGAATTCCTAGAATCCGTGTTGGGGTCAGACGGGTTCTACTGTACGGTGGGGTTGAAGGGTCCGAAGGATAACGTCACACGAGTCCAGCGGCTATTCGACAATCTTGATGATGCAATTAGTGAAGTATTCAGACTGGACGCGCAGGGCTTCAACGCCTACCACGCGCAAGCTACGTTTGAGACTGACAAGAACCGGAAGCAAGAAAATGCCAAATACCTAAAATCGTTCTACCTAGACATCGACTGCGGTGACAGTCCCAAGAAAGATTTCCTTACACAAGCCGAGGCGCTGATTGCACTCAAGACTTTTTGTAAGGCTACTAAGTTACCCAAACCAACCATCGTTAATTCTGGCTATGGGTTGCATGTCTATTGGAGGCTGACCGAGCAAGTCCCGGCTGACGAGTGGTTGACTGCCGCAAAGCAGTTCAAGCAGGTGGTCAACAAGCAGGGGATGAAGTGCGACCAGACTTCCACATCCGATTCGGCCCGGATTCTACGCACCCCGGGCACACACAACTACAAAAACGGCACACCTAGAGTTGTTGAAGTCGTAGGCGAGATTGCAGCCGCCATTCGTTTTGAAGACTTTAGAGACATTATCGGAGCAGTACCGGCACCGCAAAGTAACGCCAAGGCCAAGGCCGAGTATGACCCGCTTACACAAATCTCAATAAGTAACTATCAGCACCGATTCAAGACGATCCTAATCAAGAGTAGTCAAGACAAAGGCTGTGCCCAGATCCTGAAGATTGCGACAGAACAAGCCACGATGCCGGAACCAATGTGGCGAGCGGGTTTGTCAATCGCCACACACTGCATGGATCGGGACATTGCCATCCACAAGATATCAGCCAAACATCCTCAATACAGTCCAGACGAAACCGAAGAGAAGGCCAACAGAATACACGGCCCTTACACTTGCGATACCTTTAATACTCTTAACCCAGACGTATGCCCAGACTGCCAGCACTGGAAACAAATCAAGTCACCGATTGTGCTTGGCCGGGAAGTTAAAGAAGCCGACGAAGAAGATAACGTAGTACAGACAAAGAACGCGGAAAGTATCACGATCCCAAAGTACCCGTTCCCCTATTTCCGTGGGGCTAACGGTGGCATCTACCGAAGAGACAAAGACAAGGACGGTGACCCCAAGGAGGTCTTGGTCTACCACAACGACCTGTATGTAGTCCGTAGGATACGAGATCCAGAAGCCGGGGAGTCCGTAATGATGCGACTGCATCTGCCCCGAGATGGGATACGGGAATTTACCGTACCTCTAACCTCCGTCACATCACGCGACGAATTCAGAAAGGTGATGTCGCTAAACGGCGTTGCCGTCATTAACCCGGAGCACCTCATGCACTACACAACTTCATGGGTAAATCAGTTGCAGGACACAACAGTTGCTTACGAAGCCAGAAGGCAATTCGGTTGGGTTGGAACTAAAGAAAACCCCTTGCAATCATTTGTTGTCGGCTCAATGGAGATATTCCCAGACAGAGTAGACATCAGCCCCCCATCCGTATCGACCGCAGGACTAGTACCATTATTTCAGCCAGAAGGTTCCTTGGAGAAGTGGAAGGCGCTAGCAGAGGTATGGAACAAACCTGAGTACGTGCTTCACCAATTCATGTTCTGCACCGGATTCGGCTCACTCCTCATGGAGTTGACCGCACATAACGGTGGCTTGTTTTCGTTTGTTGGTAAGTCAGGTAAGGGCAAGAGTACGGGTTTGTACTTGGCGGCATCCCTGTGGGGTGACCCCATGCGGGTTGTCATGGATGACAAGGACACCTTCAACTCCAAGATGAACAGGGCCGAGATCTATAAGAACATCGCCGTGCTTATGGATGAGATGACAAACACAACCCCAATGGACCTGAGTACGTTGGCATATGCCATCCCAAGCGGGAGCCAAAAGAACCGGATGTCCTCTAACGGGAACAAGGAGCGGTATCGCGGCAAGCCGTGGAAGTTTTTGTGCGTCGCCACTAGTAACAACAGCATTATTCAACGCATCGGATTGTACAAGGCGTTGCCGAAAGCTGAAGCCCTACGGATTATTGAAATACGTGTACCAGATGATCTGGCTAATCTGACCAAGGAAGAGCAGGACAACTTCTACGCAGGTATCCAGAATAACTTTGGTCACGCGGGTCCGATCTACGCGCAGTACATACTTAACAACGTAGAGCAATGCAAAGAAATATTGGCGGTTGTTCGCAAGAAGATTGATGAAGCTGCAAACCTGCAAGCGGATGAACGGTTCTGGTCCTCGATGTGTGCTTGCACTATCGCTGGTGCAATCATTGCCCGCAGGGCGGGGTTGATTGACTACGACATCAAGACGTTGACCAAGTTCATCCTCAGTGAACTAGCCAAGTCCAAAGAGGGCAACTTTGATTTCGACTTTAATGCGGAGCAGATCCTGTCCGACTACATGGCCGAGAACTACAACAACATCCTCCGCATAAAGAGCACAGATGATGCACGTAAACAGTCAACCGGATTGGATCACCTGATCCTACCTGACGCCACGCCGAGGATGCAGTTGGTGGCTCGCTATGAGTACGATATTAAGAAGCTGTACTTGCTACCGAAGCCGTTCAGGATGTGGTGTAGCAAACAGCAGATTGATTACTCCAACATTATTGAATCGTTGAAGGCTGGCCGAACCAAGCTCAAGAGGGAGAAGATCCGGCTAGGTCGAGGCACTCATATGAACATGCCAGCCGCAGACGTGTTGACCCTACTTTGCCCGTTTATGGATACCGTGCAGTGACGCAACGTAGGCTACGGCTAGACGAATTCGACCCGGACGGACTACGTATCGAGGTCGATTGGGATAAGTTTATTGTCGGATCGTCTATTTTCGTACCAGCAATCAATCACATCAAGCTCAAGGAGCAAGCCCTTGCAGTAGCCAAAAGCAAAGGGTGGGAGATTGAGACGCGGCGTCGGGTCGAGGGTAAAATTTTAGGGCTTCGCATCTGGAGAAAACTGTGATACAGTAAAACCTGTTCGTGTGTCTCCTCCAAGGTATTATCCCCCGACAGTGCGGTAACGCCATCGGGGGATTTTTTTACCCTTAATCTAGCTCGTCATCAGAGAAGCTGTACTCCGAAGCATCTTCCATAAGCTCGGCACGCATTGCCTTACTCAAGGTAATACCGTGGAACATCTCAGCCGAAGTCTTGGCGTTGGCCTTTAGCGAATCAATAATTGTGTCAGCAGTAACGGTGCCGGGATGCTTCTGGCCGAGTTTCTGCAACTTCTCCATCACCTCGTCGGCTTCACGATTATCGCCTTCACGATACGCTACGTATAGCTGCCGCAACAACCTCGTCTTTTCCGTTGTGACGTACTTGTCTTTGGCCTTTTGTGCGGTGTTTTGCTGAATCTGCTCTATGTAGCGTTGAGGTGCGAAGCCGATCATCTGCATGGCAACCTCGTACCCATTCGCCCGTGAAACCACTTCGTCGCCACGTAGAGTCTTAAAGCCTTCCGAATCGTAACGGTTAGCTTTTAGGAAGTTAGAGAAGAAGGCTGGCAGCATCTGCTCGATACCACGCTCGACTTCCCCTTCCGCTACTTTCTTAGCACCATCAAAGATCCGTTGAGCAACGCCAAAGGCTGGACCACCCAGACTCTCAACTGCTGCTTTAATGGGATCATCAGACCACGAGGCAAACCGTGGAGCGCGATAAAGCAATCCGTTAAAGCCGATCCGCGAGCCGATCTCAGAACCAGTCAGGTGAGTGAGCAGCCCCTTGTAGTAAGCCTCACCAATAGCCTTACGGACAATCGTTTCAAGATCGTCATCGTCATCGTCTTTGTACATGTTCCAAGCAGCGGCAAAAAGGTCAAACGTCGGAACACCTTGCACACCGGCTAGCAACGTAGACATACCAACAAGACCCAAGATCTGCTTTTGGGCAATTGCACGTTGGTTAGAGTCTACGTCTTTCAACGCAGTCATTGTCGTTTTGGCTATGTACCTGTACATGGACGCGCCGTAGCGTTTGTACATCGTAGTAACGTGGCCGATCTCACTTTGCCGGGACATCAGTGATGCAGTCTCTTGCCCGTTGCCACCGTTGGTCAGGTCAGACATGTAGATTGCTTGGTTAGCTGCAAACTCTTCCTTCTGCTGCTTGGTCATTTTCTTTTCGGCGTCGGTAGCCTTGTCGGACTTAAGTCGCTTCAACTCTAGGTTGTATGCGGCAATCATCGACACCTGCCGGTTGAATCGCTCCATCATATGGAACGGCAGACCAGCCAACCCGGACATCTGTGCAACTATTCCATCAGAGCGACCCGCATCAAAAATATCATACAAGCCAGAACGCGCTAGAGCATTTTGGCTACGTGCAATCCGGGCCAGTGTCTCAAGTGGCTTGCGCGGGTCATTTTCTGGGAGCGAGTCGAAGTCCACGTTGTCCAAGGACGGCAACCCACGGATAGTAATCGACTCGCCCTTCTGACCTTCTTTCAACGTCGAACCATTTAACGGCACGGTGGTGCTTACCTTGCGGCTAAACCCTGTGGATGAGAAGGTAGCCATTGCCTTGGTCATTTCAATAACTGTTTGGGCGTAGCCGTACTTCCCACCAAAATTGGTGTACACAACAATTGGTAGTTGAAAAACTTGGATTAGTGCAGATGACAAGTTAAACCCAAGCGTATAAGCGTAAGTTGCACCAGCCGCAACCCGGGAGGCGGTAGATAGCTGCGTCGGATTCATGCTCTCAGAGATGTGATCCCTAAGTTGCTGCCCTAAATACACCGCGTCTTCGTCGGTCTGCTTTTTCTTGAGCGACTCCTGCAACTCTGTATCCAGTTTGCCGAGGATAGAGGAGTACTTAATATTGGCAATCTGCGCGGAGGTACTAAACACCTTCTCCTGCATAGCCGCAACCGCATCCTGCTTAAAACCAAGCGTGCCTTGCCGAGCATGGAAGTTTCGGGCAAATGACGTTTCCGGCATCGTGTTGAGGTACAGGTCAATCACGCTTTCAATGACAGCAGGATCAACCTTCTGGGCTTCCATCGTCGTAAGGATCTGATTGACGAATGAAGATGGCGGGGCTTTCCTGTACGTTTTTTCAGAGATGCTAAGGAACGGGGAGATCTCCGTAGCGCCCATCTCGTTAAGCTCTTTTATTGCAGCGTCACGGTCAGCCTTATTTTCAAAGTGCTCAATGTAGACTTCCCCGTCCGCGTTGTACGACAACCGGTATTTACCCTTACGTACTAGGGGGAAGTAAGGCTCAAGCCCACCACGCTCAACCAGCTTCTTAAAGATGTTCTCTTTAAGTTTTTTAGCGGCATCCTTGTCTTTCACCGCGTCGTCAATACGGTTACCGATCTCGTCTTCGATCTTCTTGTACAACTCCCGGTACGCATTACGCATCAACCGGTAGATTTCTTGCCCGTCTTTACCTAGCAAGTCGTAGTCGGCTCTGATGCGGTCGTACTCTCTCAGTTTCTCCGGGTCAAAGTTTTTTGCTTTTTCTGGGTCCGAGCTTTTCTCGTACGTACTGCGTGGCTTAGACGGATCGACTTGCGACAGGGTGCTGCCGTAAACAACTTTATTGAAACGCTCGTAAGTTTTGGCGGACGCATTCTTGGCCCAGTTAGCAGCTTTACTAACTACGGGTTTTAACGCACGTATTGATTCGTCTTGATAGCGAGCCTTAGCCCGGATCGTTTCGAGTACTTTCTGTGCTTCTGGGACTTTGCCCTTAGCAACATCGACCAGAGTTTGCAAGTCAGCAAACCGATACAAGCCGTTGAAGAACCCCTCCTTAGCACTCTGGTAGAACTGCATGGCGTTACGCGCTGCACCGGGGCGTCGGGTCGAGAACTTGCCGTAATCACCGAACGCTTTAGCTACAACTTTAGCTCCTGTACCAGTAGCAGCCGCTTTGTACAGCACACCTACGTTGCGGGTTTCTGGTGATGGAGAGATAAGTGTCTCGATTAGCCGGTCTGCTGCTGACAACGCAGTTTCTTCCAACGGTTTGGGTTCCAACCTAAAGTTAGAACCTAGACTACTCATCACGCGGTTAACTCCCGAACGAAGCCAGTTGCCAACCTTGTTGGTGAACCGATCCCATGCAGTTTGTTTACCACCAGAAACGGTGATGGAGTTAAGACGTTGCCGGAACTCCATGTTGCTCCACGCTTCAGACGTGAACTCATGCACGTCTCCAGCAGCGTATATTTTCCCAAGCAGAGGCTTGAGATCATCGAACAACTTGGTAAGTTGGCGGGTGTGTGGACTGGACGGGTTGTCTAGTTCGTGAGACAAGGCCGAGTGCGTTACTTCATGCAACAGCACGTGGGCATTCATCCCCCGAACCGAGTCAAGATGAATCGTGTTGGTCTTGGGGTCGAAGTAACCGGGGACCGGCTTACCAGCCTCATCGACCAGATTGTCAGTAACTTCAACCTTAGTTGTGCCCGCTGCTTGGCTCAAGAAGTTAGCAATCTTACCCGTAACATTTCCATTGTTGGCAGCAAGGTGATCAAGCGCACCCTTGAGGTTGCCATCCATCAACATACCTTGCACTGCCGGATGCAGTGGCAAGCCCAGACGGGCACTCATGTCTTGCGAGAACTTTCGAATAAAAGCACCAGCGGGGCCAAAGATGGCATCGAGGACTTCTTTCTCAGTCTTGGTTTCCTTGTTAGCCGCTTTTCTTTCGCGTGCTGCTTTCTCTCGCAACTGTTCTAACTCGTTTGCCTTCCGTTGCCTTTCTTCCTCTTCTTTACGTGCTTTAACACCCTCTTCACTGCTCAAGGCCAGAATGTCATGACGGCGTTGAACCTTAGCCAATGCCTCATCGATATCTTCATCCTTCTTCGCTTCAAGCACTCCCGCTTGAAACTTTTGCTCATCTTTGACGTTAGCTTCTCGGCTACGACCACGATCCAGAATTGTCTGGATGAAGTGAGCTTGACCGACAGCAGTATTCTGTTCGGTGTACTCGGCAATCATTTTTTGCAGTTTAACTTGGGCGGGTAGGCTGAGATTGCCGTAAACCCACTCCGCTGCTTTCTTAGCAGCATCATGCCCCATACCACTAAAGAAGTTAGCTTCAGGCGTAGTTTCACCGACCGACCGCTTGTACCTACCGATTACTTCTAATACTTCTCCGATCTGGCCTTCTTTGGTTTCGGCTCGTCGATCACCAAATGGGAATGCTATGTCAAATGCAATGTTACGAAGGTTATCCACTAGCCGCTGCATCTTGGAGAAGTAGTTTGTCTGTGGGTTGTCCCGGTTTTTACGTAGCAACCCTTGGACCTTGGCACGGTCAGCTTTTTGTGATGCTTCGTCCCCTACTTCCTTAGCGTCATACATCCTGTACGCATGACTGATTTGATCGTGGAACGCCCGAGCACTAGGAGTAGCTAGTTCTTGCCACGCGCTTACTGCCGTTTCTTCACCAGTAGTTTCTTCTTCCTCGATCTCCCGGCGAGCTTCGGCTTCGGGAGCTTCTGCTGCTTCCCGTTCTTGGCGTTGCGCCTGATGCAGATCGTAGGCTTCCTTAATTAGTGCCTGACTTCCTTCTTGCTCAAAGATAGCCCGAACAGCGTCACGACCAAAACGTGCGTTGATTGCTTGCTTTACGTGTAGGACCGATTCCTTAAAGGTAACCATGCCCAGATCCAACGCCGCATCAAACAACTTAACAAGCGTAGGAATTAGTTTGGCTTTCTGGGCCTGATCAAATTTCTTGAGCTTGCCTTTGCCAGTTGGCGTAGTCGGAGTTTCTGCGGTAGCAGGTTTTGTAGTAAACCCAAGAATACTACCGAGGTCATCTACTGCGGCTGCAAGGTTAGCACTAGCTTGTTCTTTGGTAGTTCTAGGTCTAGTAGATCTAGCGGGTTTAGAGGTTTTAGTTTCGGTAGCAGGTGCGGCGGCGGGTTTAGGCGCGGTAGTTTTAGGCGCAGCGGTTGTCGTGGCTTTTTTAGGGGGCGCTAGTAACTCTTCAGTTGCACTAAGTGCTTCAGTAAGAGCGGTGTCATTTTTTACCCCGATCAAACCGGCAACGTATTCTGCAAACTTACTCCACGCAGTCTGATTCTGGTATGGAATCGTACTTAGTTGGTACTGGAATTCAGGGTTCGACCACGCCTCTGCAACAAACTCTTGCAGGTTGGTAATACCATACGGCTCCAGTTTTTTTGCTTGGATCGTTTTCTTTACGTGCTCATATAGCGCGTTTAGCCGTTGCACTGACGGACGTTGTGCCAGCGTTGGGTTTGCAATTGCATATGTAGCGAGCGCGTGCGTGATCTCATGCGTCAGAACATGTTCGCTGTTTGCATAGTACTCAGGCACACGAATTGTGTCCGTGTCAGCATCATACGAACCAGCAACCCCTACTTGTCTAGCCGAGGCGGTGGCGGTCAAACGTATCCTATCTTCACCTCTTTCCTCAGTAATCTCCTCCATTTTACTTAACATGTTAAGTAAATTCTTTTTGATATTTCTATTTCCTACAAGATCAGTATCAAAAGAAAAATAACCTAATGGTAAATGCCCTTGAGTTTCAAGCGAATCGAGGATACTACCGACGCTGATAGCGTATGACCGGTCCGCTAAAGTTTGAGTACCCCTTTCATGGTAATGAAATTCTATATCTGCTATCTTTTGCACCGCTGGCGAATACCGTCTAGGGTCATCGGGCAATGCTTCAATAGCTGATTTGGCTTCCCTAAGTTGATCAAGAAGCTCAACGTGTGCTTTATGTAAATCAATTACGATATAGTCAATCGTACTAAACCTATCCTTTACTACATAAGTTTCTTTTGCACCATCATCAATGACAATCTTGGTCTTCAGCTTACGGGCAAGTTCCGCAACCTTTCGTACAAACACATTCTTGCTGTTGGCAAGTGCATCCAGCACGCCTTGAAGGTCGCCTTTCTCTACAGCAGGGGCTAGTTTTCTATTGTCACGGCGACCCTTTAACCTATCCGAATCGGTTTTTACGGCTCCCGTTTGCTCTCCAAAAGCAACGCGATCTTTACGGTCTTGTGCTTTCTCTTTTATCTGTTGCAACAGTTCGGGGGGAGTTTTAGATCTGGTTTTACGCTGCTCTTCATCAAGAGCACCATGCAAATCTGCCGGTACAAGTGCTTTTAGTTTTTCCAAAGTCTCCGCGTCTGTGCCTAATGGATTGGGCTGTGCTGCCGCTCCAGTTCCAGTTTCTCCAGCAGGGCCTGAAGGGCTTGCCACTGTACTCGCGGTAGTTCCGGTAGTTCCGGCGGCGGGTTTATTTCCTCCGGGTTCGCCAGATACGCTAGTGCTCGTTCCAGTTGCGGGAGCGACAGGTGTATTAGTAGCTGCATTTTCTGCCGCCTTGGTTGGTTCGCCTTTGCGATTAAAAAGCTGTGTTTGCCCCCTAGCAACAGGAATCGGCGCGGTAGGGGGTAAGGTGGGGACTACTTTTGCACTAAGAAGAAGTTCAGGATCGACATTACTATTAGCTGCAAGCAGCCCAACTTCCGCACGAGTAAGTTCTTCTCCACGTACTAACTTACGTAGAGCTTCGTTAACTTGGGATGTGGTTGAAGTGGATAACGCGGGGGGCTTATTACCCTTAGCCGATTCGTCCGCAGGGAATAGGTTGATCTGCCGCATCTCTGGAGGCGGCGATGGGGCAGGTCGTTGCAAGGGTGGTTGCCCAAGCATTTCACGCATTGCATTGGCTTCTTGCGGGAATAATACGCCTTGCGACCCTCGACGGGCAGGGACAAAAGGTTCTTTCTCAGCTTCTGCTTTTCTAATAGCTGCAACTTCTTCTGCTGTTTGTCCACCTTCCAGTGGCAAAGCCATTTGATCCGCTTCAGTAATCCTTCTTGGCTCAAGTTGGGGTGGTTGTTTTTCCGGTAAAAGTGCGGGTAGCCCCGCAGCTTCACGCGCTTCGCGCAATTCAACGGGGAACAAATCTCCCTGCGGTTGAGCTTCAGTAGGGGCTTGTGGCACTCTTTGCCGATCTACCGCTAATTCTTCAGCGGTACGTCCACCTTCAAGCGGAAGTTCTTCTTGCCCTCTATAAACAGCAGGTTTCGCCGGTTCCGGTGTAAGTGAAGGCAATCCAGCCTTAGCCCGGGCTTCATCAAGTTCAACCGGAAACAGATCACCTTGTGGTTGGTCCTTAGTAGGCGCACGAGGAATCCGAGTTTGATCTACAGCTAGTTCTTCAGCGGTACGCCCGCCCTGTAATGGCAACTCTGCTTGTTCCCTAAATGTTGGGAACGGCTTTTCTTCCTTGGGTTTTTCTTCCTTGGGTTTTTCGCCTGTCGGCGCGGCACCTTTACCTTTACGGCCAAGGGCTGCATCCATAAGCAGACTAGCAACCGCACCAACACCGGCACCATATGCACCTTCTTCGCCGGAACCTTCAAGCAGCGCCTGATTCGGGTTATACACATACTTAGCGATAGCATTTTGGGCAACTCTTTGAGCGGCTTCAGTTGCACCTTCGACACCACCACTAACAGCGGCTCGGGTAATCATAGCCTTGCCGTACCGGAGTTCAGGCAACAGCATGTCAAGAAGGCCGACCGGTGCGCCTAATAGCGTAGCTATAGCGCGTTCATCTTTACTTGCTCCGGCTGCTTCCGCCATTTTACGTTGTTCACCAGCACCAGCAGCGGCTCCAAGTCCTGCAATACCGGCTCTTGCGCCTAAGCCTAAAAGACTAGCACCACCAGTAAACGGAACGGCGGCAAGGAACGGAAGGGTAGAACCGAAGGCTTCACTAAACTTGCGAGGAACTGACTCTTCATAGCCCGGAGCGGGTTTGAAGAATTCCTTAACTGGTGCTGCTGCACCTGACACCGCACTACGAACGGCTTGCTCTTGTTCGTCAGGAAGCAATGCAGCTAGTCCGGTAGCTGCACTTTCACCTAGTCCTACTACGCCGGGAATTATCCCCTTGACGAGTTCTTTACCCGCACCAAAAACCGTTGTCTTTGGTGGTTCAACTTGCGGTCTGCTTAGTTCAGCCAACCTACGTTGCGCCTCGGCATACCGCCGATTGGCTTCTTCCATCCCACGGTCAGGCTGCTGCTGCCTAAGTTGCCGTTGTACAGCAGCAATAACTTGGTTACGTGTTGCACCTTCCGGCCCTTCAATATCGTAGGTTTTACCGTCTGGGGCTTGGATCGAATAGATTGGCATACGTAAGCTCTTTATTTGCTGGGCCGCGTAGTCACATCACCCCATTTACCCGAACTACCCAATCCTACTTGCGTAAGAGCATCTTGGGTTTGTTTAAGTATAGCCTGACGGTCGCGTTCACGTGCCGCCTCAAGAAGCTGGATCTGAGCTTCATATTTATCTGTAGGTTGCTTCATTACAACCGCGTCCTTAATTATTTTTAGTACCCCTTCAATCTGTGTCTTGTAACGACTATCAAGAACTTTTTCAGCATTGGTCTGAGCCGTCATAAAATTAGTAATGGCTTGTGATCGTTTAGCTTCGTTAGTAGCTTCTCTAGTAGCCGCAGCTAGATCGGCATGGGCGCGAGCAGAAATACGCGCCACTTCGATAGACGCCTCTCTATCCAACTTATGAATAGCAAAGTTATTTGCCATCGTAGCTTCGTTGTTCCTTACGTCAGTGAAGTTTTTAAGCAGGTTAGCATGATGGGATGCAGCAGCTTGAGTTTCGGTTGCACGTCTAGCTTCCATCGCCGAACCCATACTACTTAGACCAGCAAGACCTTGCTGTTGTATTTTATTCTGACGTTCCGATTCAGTATTCCTACTTTCAAGGCCGCCCTTACGTGCCGCCATGTCAAGGCCCAGAATTTTTTCACCGTAGCCTTGGTCTTCTATCATTTGAGCGCGACGAGCGGCATCTTGCCTTGAAGCTACGTTTTCACCAGCAAGCGCGAAACCGGCTAGGCCCAACCCCGGAGTACTACCGTAAGCGCCACCCGCAAGGCTCTGAATTAGTCGGCTACGAGCAAGCCGTTCCGGGTCCATTTGCTCCCGAGTCATTGCTTCCCGAGCAGCTAAGTTAGCCTCCATCTTAGTTCGTTCCGCTGGAGTAAGCGACAGTTCTGCTTTTGCTAGTTGTTGTTCACGGTCAATAGCAGCACGATCTGGCTGGGCTGCATTCATAGCAGCAGACCGCACACTACCTCGAAACGCCGTATCCGCTTCTTCTTCTGGAGAAAATCTACGAATATCAACTGGTTGGGGTGCGCCGGAAAGATCAACTTTCGCAGAGGTAATCGCAGGTAATCCGGCTTGCTGCCCGCCACCACCGCCGCCACCGCCGCCCATACTACGGGTAGGTGTAGGTGTAGGAGTAGGCGCAGCCTGTCTAAACGGAGCAAGAATTCCCGCACGTTGAGCCGCTTCTGTAATAACTTCTCTTGGAGTTGCCCCCGGCATAGAAGGTGCAGGAGCAGCTTGCTGTGGAATAACCGCACCACGTTCTAAAGCACGTGGCTGATCAAGAGGGTTTGGCCCAGTGTAACCGGGAGCAGAAGCATTACCCGCATTACCGACAATTCCTTGCGCTTCTTGTATGGGGAGTTTTTTCTCGGCCTGTCTAGCAAGATCGGCTGGTAGTGGGGTAGGAGCTTGTGTTGGTGCCCTTATTACATTTTCATCTGGACCGAATGCTCTGATCCTTGCTCGTTCAGCTTCCCGAAGGGCGTTCTCTTCATTTTCCGTAAGTGGTTTTCCGGCACGGAGTTTTCTCATGGCGACGTTAACGTCGGAACTTGGGTTGGCAAAAGGTACTTCACTACCTGTCGGTCCAGCAAATGCAATAATCCCACCCGAAGCAAAGCCGGGAGCGGCTTCCATGTTAGGTGCAGGGTTCTGGGCAATCCCGGACTGGGCTAGCTGCTGCATATTCTGTTGCTGTTGCTGCTGCTTCTGTTGCAGCAACGCTATCTGCTGCTTCTGAAGCTCCTGCTTTGTCATCCCCAACGCTTTCTGCTGGAGTTGATCCCGAATCGTCCCGGCCCCTTGGCCTTGTTGCGCGGCCATTGCCATCTGCAACTCACGGGCAGCGGATTCTTTTTCCTTGGTCAGCTTTTGCAACGCCATAAGGTCGAGCAAGTCTTTGCTGACCGAGTACTTCTGCTGGAGTGCTTGAGGATTACCCCGATAAGCATCTACGCGGCTTTGCACATCTTGATCAAGCATGGTCGTTCCTTAC